ATAAGAATGAATTTGTCAAAAAACGCAGCGACGATGCTAGGTTTAGACTCGTTCAAGACCATGGGTAAGGGCATTTTTGAGAATAAAACAACTAATTACGAAGAAGAAGAAAAACAAATCTTCGAAGTTAGAGACGAAATAAAAGAAATCTTTAAAGATTTGGAGCAAAGTTAAAATGGCGAAGCACAATAAAAAAAGAAACACAGCCTTTATATATGAGGCGCTGGTTCGTGAAATTGTAAAACAATCAGTAGCAAAAAACAATGAGAAAAGAAATACTGCCATTCGAATCATGAAAGAAGCCTTTGCCCCAAAAACAGAACTACGAAAAGAGTTAGATCTTTATAAGACTCTAATGGACAATAACGAATTACAAGAAACAATTGCAGAAAAAGTTTTAGTTGAGACAAAATTACAACACAATCAAATAAACCAAGAACAACTTTTCAAAGAACAGAGTGTAGCTATAGCTAAGATAAATAAAGAATTATCCAAGGGTGTTTTTAATAATTTTGTTCCAAACTACAAGTTTTTAGCATCAATATCACAAGTGTTTGGAAACTCACAAGGACCAAAAAATAAAGTATTACTAGAGACTCAAATTGTTGAGCGGCTAACCTCTGGACCAGAAATAAAAAAAGAAACGCCGCAAGTTTCTTCGCTAGTGGTCAAGAGCTTTACTAAAAGATTTAATGATTCCTACTCTACACTACTTGAGGGGCAAAAGCAACTACTTTCTAGCTACATTTCTTCTTTTGCTGATAACGGCTTGGAATTTAACTTTTATTTAAGTGAAGAGATTGGAAGATTAAAAAAAGTTGTTGTTAATGCACAGGAGCTTGATGAGGTTACTTGTGATCAGGACATGAAACAAAATCTTCGTAAAATTGAAAATATTTTAGAAAACATCCACAAAGAACCGATTAACAAAGCTACAATATATAAAGTTTTGCAAATTCAACAATTAGAAAAAGAGATACTATCATAATGAAAATATCAATTAATAATAAAAAACCAGTTCGCATTAAGATAGATAAGCCTGATGCAGTAGTTGAACTTAAAGCAAGAAAAACCATGACTGGTGATATTATGATATTTGACCACCCAGATATTGATATTTTAATCTCTCCATCAAAAAATAAAGTATTTGCTCTTTCTAAACATCAATATGGTGATCATGTTTATGCGACACAATCTAGAATGTTTGAATATCTTACTAAGCATGGTGTTATAGATCCAGGTAAAGTTAGAGGCGGCAACGTCTTTGGATCTTTAGAGGGCACTATATTAATACCAGAAGAAAAACAAAAAGATATTAGTCCTATTGATGTTACTGTTTACTCAATTGCAAAGTTTTTACATAAAGAAGCTCCGGGTGTAAAAGCTTATAGGGACTACGAAGATAGCTTTGATAAGCATTTAACCGAGCCCTCTGATGAAGATACAACGCGACTAGGAAAAATCCCGCATGAGCCAAGACAAGGCTCGTTGAATACGTATCCAGGTTCAACTGCTGCCTATGGTCTTGTCGGCTACTACTACGAGGAGTAAATGAATTTATTACATTTTGTTTTATGTGCTTACGGTCTAACAATGATTGTAGTATACGGATCTATATTCGAAAGATTTAGACAACTAATGGACAAAGCAGGATTTTATGGAAAACTTTATAGGTGTCCTCTGTGCTTTGGTTTTTGGGCTGGGGTATTTTTATGGAGCATAAACCCTTTTACAGAACTATTTACATTTGACTATAGTTTAATAAATGCTTTTCTTTTAGGGTGTTTATCCTCTGGGACAAGTTATTTATTGGCGATGCTCGTGAATGACTTTGGTTTGAAAGTAAACCAAAAGGAGTAAAGATGCGTAACGAATGGACTTTAAAATGGAAATTACAACCTGTCCGTCGATGCTGCAGCGGATCGATAGACGGGCGGGTAACGCCCGCTATATAGGAGACAAAAATGAAATTAACTGAATCACAACTACAAGATATCATTAGCGAAGAAATCCAAGCCATGATCGAAGAAGGTGAGCTAGACGAGGGTGTTTTAGATCGATTGCGTGCCCGGGCAGCGGGTCTCGGCGCAAAGGCAAAAGGTAAAGCAAAGGCAGCGGCAATTGGTTTGGGCGGCAAAGTAGTCGGATTAGGCAGCAAAGAATTAGGTTCTGCTTTAAAACAGCAAGCAGCTGCCAAAGGTGAAGAAGCCAGAAGAGCAGGCGAAAAAGCTAAAAAAGAAAAAATGATTACTTTAGCTTATAAAGAATTTACAAATGATTTAGATAAATTGGGAATCAAAATGGAAGGTGATGTTTTAAACGCTATCCGCGGGATGGAAAAGGCATTACGAATTTCTAAAGAAGATTCAAAGTTTAAGAGTGAATAATAATGGCTAAACAACTTTTACGAGAATTTTTTGAACTTAAATGCGACGATAGAGGTTGTCGAGATCTCTTAAATGAAAATGAAAAGAAAATGCTCACTCAGGGATTTCTTGTATTTCCTGCTAAATTACAACAGTGTAATGTAAGAAATGGAAATGGCAGAACCTATCCTCGCGAAGTGTTAGAAAGAGAAGTTAATAATTATCAAAAGTTGATTAGAGAAAATCGTGCTATTGGTGAATGTGATCACCCAGATGATTCAGTTATAAATCTTAAAAACGCCTCTCATATAATAACAAGAATGTATTGGGATGGCGACAGTGTATTGGGAACCATTAAAGTTCTTAAGACACCCTCTGGTGAGATACTTAGAGGTCTTTACGAGAGTGGCGTGCTTTTTGGTTTTTCATCTAGAGCCATGGGTTCACTTCAAGAGAGTCGCGACGAATATGGAAATTCTATTCAAGTAGTTCAAGACGACTTGCAACTTATTTGTTTTGATGCTGTATCGGAACCTTCATCCCCAGGCGCTTATGTTATGGATGGTGTAAATGGTGGAGTCAAACTTCGCATGTCTGAGAACAAATCAAAAGAATTTTTTACAAAAGGCGATAGAATCAATCGCGTACTAAATGAAATCTTAAAAGGTTAATATGAAAAAATCACAACTAAAAAGAGTTATTAAACCTATCGTAGAAGAGTGCATTAATGAAGTGCTCCTAGAGAAAGGTTTACTATCTAGTATCATTTCAGAAGTTGTTAAAGGCATCCAGCCCTTACAACAGTCCCCTGTGCAGCAAAGACCTGTAATGCAAGAAAATAAATTAATACAACAGCAGCGTCAAGAGTTGCAAGAGCAAAAATATGAAATGATGAAAGAGCAAAAAAGAAAATTACTAGATGCTGCTGGTTTTGGCGTAGATGTTTTTAGCGGGACAGAGCCAATAGAAGAAGCAGCAGATCCTTCCAATGGTCAAGCAGGCGCATTGAGCGGTGTCGCACCAAACGACCCTGGTATAGACATCGCCGGTATAATGTCAGTTGCTAATCGCGACTGGTCAAAAATGATTTAGAGGTTATTATGGGAAAGAAGAGACCAATCAACGTTGAGGTGAAACCACGTCATAGAGACGAGCCGGTAGAAAAACTCATTAGACGATTCACTAAAAAAGTAAAAAATTCTCGTGTTATTGAAAAAGTTCTGTCACGAAAACGTTATGAAAAACCCTCAGTTAAAAGACGTAGAGAAAAATTGAGAAAAAAAAGACTTATTCAAAAACTTAACCGAGAGCGCCAACTACGCGAAGAACAAAGACAAAAATAGGTTTTTACTATTTTAATAACTAATTAATGTTAGTTATATAAGGAGATCCGTATGTCCTCAATGTTAGAACAAGCTATTATTGATGCTGAGCAACTAAAAGAGACTGCTCAAAGAACTGCTGAAGAGGCAGTGATTGAAAAATACCAGTCCGAGATCAAAGAGGCTGTTAATGCTATTTTAGAGCAAGAAAAAACTCTAGAGGAAGACGAGGTTGCCTTAGAAGTAGACGAATCAGGAGATCTTTCATTAATAGAAGATCTACCATCTGCACAACTAGCAGAGGAAGATGATATAGTCGAAATAAATCTCGATAAGTTAGAAGAGATGATGGCTGAAGAGATGGAGGAGGGCATGCTTGATCCATCAGACATGCAAGATCGTCATGAAGTTGCAGAAGAAATAGATACTCTAACAGAAGAAGAGCTTGATGAAGAAATCGAACTTGATGAAGACATCAACGATCTGCTAGAAGAAGATGATTTAGAAGAAGAAGTAACTTTATCTGACGAAGCTGCAGCCAAACTCGGACTAATGCAAAAAGAAGAAATTGAATTAGACGAAGAAATTGAAATCAACGAAGAGGACATCGCAGCAGTTATCGCTGAGCTTCTTGCAGAAAAAGAAGACGACAAGCTTGGTCCAGCCCTAAAAGCTCTAAAAGAGGAAGAAGAAACTATAGAAGAGGTCGAGGAACTTGAGGAAGTAGAAGAGCTTGAAGAGAAAAAGGCAAAACCCGACTTTCTTGACTTGGATAAAGATGGAGATAAAGAGGAATCCATGAAACAAGCTGCTAAGCAAGCTAAAGAGAAGAAAAAGAAAGTTGATGAGTCCAGGCTCCTCCAAAAAGAAAACAAAACTCTCCTAAGAGAGCAAAAGAAA